GTATCAATGTCTGGTGTTACTTCTGCAATGTATTTTCTGAGCTCAATCGAGTCTCTAGATAAAAGATACCCTTGATCAATAAAGTCACGGACTGTCTTAACAGAATAGTCACCATTAACTGATGTGATCTGGTACTTAAGCCTGGTTGACAACATACCGGCTTCTTGGCCTACAACCTTTTTGATACCTTTGATCTCTTCATCAATCTTCTTGTCGTCAGTTACAGTCAAGATCTTGAACGTCACTTCGTTCTTAGAATGGGGTAGAGTAAATGAGAACTCGTTTTTGTTAGTAAGCTTAGACCAATCGATCTCTTTATACTTCAAGTTTTGTAGATCTGTGTCTACTTTCTCTTCTTCGTTAGTGTTTTGATTAAGATACTTGAAAGAGTAGTCCTTACCATAGGCTAGAATCCTAGCAGCTATCAGTAAGCCATTTCTGTCACCTAAGGTTAGGTCTTCGTAGTTGATAGGTGTCTTGATTAGGCTCTTGAGCATCTTCTCGATGGCGAGGCCCTGGCGAAGCAGGTTGACATTTGTAAGGATGTCTTCCTCTTTTGCCGTCATGTACTTCATTTCAACTTTACCGGATGATAGTGGGTTTTCTTTTGGGTAGATAAGACCTTTACTTGGAAGGTCGATCATTTCTGTAGGTACCGTAAACTTTTGTTCGCTCATAAACTATTGTCTTTTATATATAAATATACTAATATTAAATTTACCAAAATAAAAAAAGCCTCTAGTGATAGAGGCCTTTCTTTTATAATATGTAAAAAGTGATTAGTAGTTAAGCACGCAGTAATCCATGCCGATAGAGATAGTCAATTCTGTTGCATCAGTTGTTGACCAATCATAGTTACCGAAGTTAGCTTCTTTGATAAAAGCACCTTTGATAATCCACTCACTTACGATATCACCAACAGGGCCTAAGATAGACAAGTTAAGATCTTTCTTGTAGAAGTCAGAGTAGCCGTCACGGCCTGTTACAGATTCGTGGTGTAGACGTACCCACTCAATCACGGCTTGTTGGCCAGATGGAGAAATTGGGTTGTAAAGAGCTAGTGTCATATCACGCCATAAAGCTTTACCTTTGATTTTACGGTAAACGTTGATGTGATTTAACACGATCTCATTTAAAGTAACACCAGGAGCGTCTGCCTTTTTGATCATGTAAGAAGGAATTCCGTCGATGTACATGATAAAGCGGTTTGTTACTGTAGGTTCAAACGCCGTGAACATTATTTCATTTGGGTCCAATACTGGCATTGTATGTGTGATTTAGTTTCTTACTATAAATATTCAATAACTAAATTATTGTTCTTCGTCTTCTTCTTTATGCTTCTTCTCATTAAGGCTCTCTTCCATTTTCTTCATTTTCATTTCGAGCATGTCTTTGGCCTTTTTCAACTCTTCCATCGTTCTTTCTTTCTTTTCAGCAATACCAGTAGTCTGGCTAACTTTGAAAGCAGCACCTTTACTCTTTAGACAGTTGACGATAAGATTGTCTCTGTCCACTTTAGGGTTAGACTTCTTTTGTGCATTAGCATCATTGATACAAGCTTTAACCACATCTTTTGGTGCATCAACCACTGCTGGGTTGTAGAAGATCTTATCAGAAGCTGCACGAAGCATGTCCATTACACCTTCTTCAACTTGTTCAGTTTCTTGAACTTGTTCTACTTCTTCCATCTTCGTCATACCGTCTTTTGGAGCCTTCATCTTCTTCTCTTTAACTAGTTCCATACCAGCACCTAGATTGTGCTTGCCTTTCTTGGCTTCAGATAGGGTTAACTGCTCTTTTACACTCTCGTATAAGTGAGCTGGGACTTTGATTCTGAGTACTGTATTATCGTTCATCTGTTGTTTGTTTTATTTTATTGACCAAATGTTGCACCAGTTGGAAGAATGTTGAAGTCAAGTTGAATGAATTCAGCAGTTTTGGTTGGCTGTAGATAAATTGTACCCACTAATTGGTTACGATCTACCACATCTGGCGTATTATTAGATTCGTCCATTACAACTTGGAAGGCATACAAACCTTGACGTTGTTGTACAGACTCAAGATATGGGTTAACTTGGCTTAAGAACTTGTTACGAGTTACTTGAGTGTTTGGCTCGAACACAATTTGTTCACCTAGTTGACCTATAAATGACTTAAGAGCAATCAATAGACGACGTACATTCACACGATCAAGTGCAGATGGCTTCTGTTGAAGCGTCTTCTGACCATAGATAACTGTACCTACGCCTGGGAAAGTAGCGATTGGGTTAACCTTTCCTTGATAAAGAAGGTTACGATCGTTTACGCCGATCTTTCTTTCTGGCTGAAGCACTGTAGAAAGTGAACCACGATTAAGACCTGCTGGCGCAAACCATTCTGCAGACACTTTATCATTGTATTCGTAAACAGCTGGTACTAATGTAGAAGCTGGAACGAAGTTAACTTTACCAGTTTCACGGCTACGAATTTGTACCCATGGCCAGTAAGTTGCACCATATGAGTTATCATAAGATACAGCTTGGTTAAGTACAGTGTTGATTTGTTGACCGTAACTAACCATGTCTACTACAGCGATATTATCACCACGATCTTGAGCTAGAAGTAGCATGTTTGATACTTGGCTAGAAGCGTTTTGGCTAGTTAATCCTGGAGCATAGATAACATTAAAGTCATATGCGTCTTTATTCTCAAGAAGATTGATAGCTACATTATAGTCAGCTGGGTGTATACCTTGAATGTTAGTAGTTGGAGCAGTTACAGTAGATGCAACAGCTGGAATACTCTCAAACATGTTGAGTGGAGCTTTTCCAAAAGATCCAAAGATAACTCCAGAAGCACCACCGAAACCACCATTATAAGAACCAGATCCAAGAGCTGGCATAGAACCTGTGTAAATGTTCTGAGCAACACCAGTCTGGTTGAAATAACCAGGAGTAGGTTGAGCTACAGAAGCTACACGAACATACAAACTGTTATTTGCATAAGAGCCAGTAGTTTGTAGGTAATAATCACTAGTTGAATCTTGACGGATAGTCAAGGTTTGATCACCTATCACATATGCAATATAGTTATTCTGATTTGGATCTAATGAAAGATTAGTCCATGATTCAAGAATAGTCTTGCTGTTATTATAGTCGTCACCACGACGAATGTTAATGCTGAATACACCAGATCCAGTGTCCACACCAGTGATCTCCCAACGAACGTTGGCAGCAGAACCAGATGGAAGTGATCCATTAGAACCTGTGGTAAAAGGAGAAACCGAACCTGAAGCCCAGTTATTCATTATTGTACCTACAGATAATGTTTCAAGAGTAAACGCAGTCGTACCGTTAATACCTGGTACAGACGCAGTAGCTGCAGTGTAAGAACCAGATCCGACTCTAGTTATTAGCAAAGACTCACCACCTTGTTCAAAGTAGTTAAGCGCAGCAATAGAAGTTAGATATTCGAAATTAGCACCACCAGAAACAAACGCAGCACCAAATTTGGCCTTGTACTCTGAGTAAGATGTTACTAATGTAGGAATATTAACCGGACCAACTACTGTAGGACCTATGAGAGCAGCTCCTGCTGCTACTGGCCCTTGGGTTATTTGTGATAGATCGTTTTCGTTTAAGAAAACTCCTGGGCTAAGAAGTGTTTCGGCCATTTATATGATTTTTATCTAGTAATAAATATCAAAACTTTTTTGAAACACTTTATTGAAATTCTCCTGTCTCTATATTTATGGAGACGTTTCCGTATTTTTCTTTGAGTTCGTCTAGAATTTTGGTCTCTCTTTCTTTGATGTCCTTTACCTTCTTCTTTTCTTCATCTATCAAAAGATCAATGGTCATTCTTTGGTAACTGAGTTCACCTAAGGTTGATGCAACTTCTAGAGCGTCTCTTTTTATTAGCTGTATTAACTGTAATTCTGTATCTGTTAATTTGCCCATAACAATTATGATTATAAATATGTAAAATGGCCCTCTATCTAAAGAGAGCAACTTCTAGCTTATATTAAAAAATAAAGTTCAACTTCATTTACTCTTTTGTAGCCTTTTTTCTGCTACCGACAGTAGATCCGGCTTTACTAACTTTCTTAGCTACTTTCTTTACTTCCTTGGCAGCGTCTTCTAGAGCATCAGGAATATTGTTACCATCAGCATCTTTGATCTTACCTTTCTTAATTAGAATGAATGTAGCAACTACAGCTACTACTAACAAGATAATTACTAGTTTCATGATTAGGTTGTTTATATATAAATATACGAAAATCTAGGAAAAGTACTAATCCTACTTCAGGCCGTACTTGATCCAACGATACCAGATCCTTTCATGAATATAGTATTGGATTGGCTTATAAACTAATTCTGCTATACCAAAAGCGGCTCCTATCTTGACTGATCCTGTGGCTGCCCACATAATTAGAAAGCCTATCAACGTACTGACTATACGGTAGCTAATGGTTTTAGCAATGTGCCTTTTCTTTTCTACTATCATAACTTGCCGTCTTTTTTCATTTGTTCACGGATCTTGGTTGCAGATATATCATGTATCTCTTGAGGTGGCACGTGTTCAATTACATCATAACCAACACCTCGGCCAATATTAATAGACTCAATGTCTGGTATCTTCATTATCTGAACACGGCCTTCTTCAATAATGTCTTTTAAGGACTCTGTCAAGTTTACTAAGATCTGGTCTACTGTCCATGGATTAGACTCACTAACAGGAACGTCACGTATGCATAATAATACATGCTTTCCTTCATCTAGTGCTTGATCAATTAGCCAACGATGGCCATCATGCCAAGGCTGCCAGCGTCCTATAAACATTGCGTATTTGCCAGACTTACTCGGTGCTTTTGCTAATATGTTCTTCATTAATATATACTTTTATTGCTTCAAGACATTGATTGATTGTAAGATCAGTCGTATTCAAATATAAGACATTTTCTTGATCTTGTGGTGTTTCAAAATCAAGTACGTGAAAATTCTCACGGCCTCTCTCTTCGTTATAAGTGAGATAAATCCACTTTACATCATCACAAAGACTATTTAGATAATCTCTTACCTCTTTGTATGGATAGATAAGTGATAGTACGATGTCTGTACCTAGGCTATTCATATAGTGTGCAATGTCACTTGCTCTATTTAAGTTCTGTATGCGACCCTCTCTTGTGAAATTTTTGTTCTTGAACAATTCACGAAGTGCATCACCGTCTATATTCCAGCATTGATCACCTTGTAGTTTACGAGCTAGAGTAGTTTTACCACAGTGGGGCTGACCAAATAATACTATAATCATATATTCTTAAAGATTGTATTTATGTCAAACATCTCTTCAAATGAATTGTAAGGGCATTCATGTACAATACCATCAAAAGAAAAATCAAATATATAAGAATCAATCATCTTATTAGATCCTGTAGGTTGTTTTGCCACTACATTTTTATGAAACTTATAACCAAAGTTAACCGGAAATGTTCCTATCCAAAGTACTGTGGAAGAAAGTCCCATTGCCGCGGCTGCGTGCTGAAGTGATGAATCAATCAAGACCCTCTTCTCAGACACGGCTAACACTGAAAATAACTCAAAGTTACTAAGTTGTTGAGTTACGTGCTCTACATTAGGTATTAATGGAGCAGACGGCCTAGCTACTTGTATAATATGATATTGACTTCTATACTTGTCTGCTATTTTAAGAGCTACTTCATAAGGCATGTCTCTTGTCCATGCATAAGATAGTTCATTGGTATATGGTCCACCATTTGTATGTATTACCATAACAGGCCTTTCTCTCTGCCATCCATTTAGGATCATCTTTTGAACCGCATTTGGATAAAGTTGAGGAGTTTGCTCAGTATATTTTATACCTAACAAATCACACCAATTCTCAATCAGGTGCTTTTTACGCATAATATGATCTGATTGGAAATAAGGTTCATGGCGAAATATAATAGTGTCTTTTCCGTTAATATAATCATCATAGAAGTAAGACGTCATACCTACTCTATATACTCTGTGAATATCAGGGTGGTTTAAAAAGACTTCAGGGTATGATACAACTAAGATCAACTTTCTGTCTTTGTACTTCTGTTTAATAGATGAGATTAGGGCAGTTGCTGCCACATTCTTTCCTAAGCCGCCTTCAATATGCCATACGACATACTTGTTGCTGTTGTTTGATTTGTCTTCCAAAACTGCAAATTTTTCTTCTTTTAGTAAATCGGATTCTGTTTTATAACCTACATTCATTATATGTTATTTTATATAGCTAT